GTAGGTAGGTAGGTAGGTAGGTAGGTAGAATGTCATGTAAATCGTGTGATCTTCGTCTCTTTATCTTTTCCTAGTCACAAAAACAGTTACTCTTGGTGCTGTTGCCGGAGAAAAGACGTAGTCGTGAATCAGACACTCTAAGCGCTGAAATAGTATTCTTCAAATCGGTCCCTGTCTCGATGAGAACTTGAATCTCTTCTGGATTGATTCGAGATGTGCTTTCGATCATATCATCAACGAATTCGAGAGTTCTTTGTGTGGAAGACTCGATGGAATAGATAGACACTAGAGTTGCAGCAATGACATCTTTGTTTCTTTTGACCCTAGCAATTTGGAAGAACACGGCAGCGTACTGAAGAGTGAATTCAGCGATGAAGTTCGAAATGCTGTCATAGGTAATCAAATCAGCCTCGGAGTAGAAAGTGGTGTCGAGAGGGAAATTCTCCACAGATATCGGGTTGTTATCAAAATTATGTACTTCCCAGCTGAGCTTTGCGACGTTTACGTTGCCAATGAAGACACCATCGCATTCGTTATTACATTCGCATGCTTCTTTCTGTTGTAAGTATCCCGGTACCAAGAAACCGAAGTTGGTACTCTGAGTGGAGATCGTGGAGTTTCCGGTGTCTGGAATGAAAGTGAACTTCGTTTTGAATGCAGGAGAACCCTTGTTGTAGAAAAGCAGTTCATTGCAGAACTGCTGGTTTTTCGGGAATTCGTTGGTTTCACGCAATTGCTCCGTCATTCTCTGTAGCCAACAAGTATATGTTTTAGAGGTCTTGCTGTCGAACGGATCCACGAGAAGATTCTGCGACACACTGTCGACATAGCCTTCGAATTCGTTCATGAGTCCGTAGAGTTTTTCTAACCTGGAGATGTATTCGGAATACACGTCGAGGAGGAATTTGCACAGCATGATGGAAGATTTTACGAGCGTAAGCTGAGAGTCGATCACTTTCTTGTAGGTCACGTACTGATCATAAATGGCTTTTTCTGTGCTGCTCATGAGCGGCACGCGAGATTGGTGAAGAAGAGCTAGGCGAAGGTCGCGCTGACGTTTTTCGATTTTCAAAGTACTCGCGGACATGGCAATGGAAGTTTCAGATTGTTAAGAGAGTTAGTTACTACTTTACAATCTCACTATTATATAAAATTTCATCTCCCTAAAAAATTAATTTAAGGGGTCGCTTGGTGTCTTCTCCTCGGGAAGAGACGATGCGATGTATTCATCAATCGTCATCGTCGGCAGCAGCATCGTCGCAAAGCAGAAGCAGTTCAGGGGCGTAGATGGTCGCGAGGTATCTAAGAGTCTTTTTACTAATTAAGTTCTTCCTGTGCAACTGATCCGCGGAGATACGAAAGTAAACCACGCAACTTGTGAGTTGAAACATATCGTATTTCTCTCCAAGTTTCAACCAAAGAAGAAAATCGGCAGCGACGTCTCGGGTTTCGTCGAATTTCAGAACGAATTCTTCGCGGGAATGATTTGTTATCCGATCTTTGTATGATAGCGCAGGTATGGGTGTGGATGGATATGTGGATATGAAGGTGGATGCGGAGGTGGATGCAGGTAAGGGTGTGGATGCAGGTAACTGTGTTTGCATTGAGATAGGCGAAAGAAAATGCACGCTTCTGCGCCAAACAGGCGAGCAGTTTGGAATGTCATAGGCAACGAGGCGTCTATGTTCCACAGAAAAAAGATCTCGACAGGAAAAATAGTTTGATCCATTTATATGCTGCTGCATGCCATCTCTTCTGTATCTCTTTGTGAACCATGTATTGTTGTTCGTTCTACATCCTTTGCTTGAGAAGGGAGAATACATAGGTGTCACAAGGCCCAAGTTTGGGTTTTCGGTGAGAACGGAAAGACATTGTTGCACCCAAGTAGTGGGACGAACGTCATCGGGATGGAAACTGGAAAGGAAAGGAGCAGACGTGCGCGGAATGAAGAAATTCCACAGTTCGTACAAACTGAGATGGCAGTCTGCAAATACATACAGACGAATATTTGGGAGATTTTTTGCCAGTTGAAAAATAGAATCATTCGTTCTTCTCTGATTTGTGTGTGGAAAGAGTCCGATCATCCATTCTATCCGCGACCACTGTTCTTTCTGTTTCTTCATTTCGTTTAAGAGATTTATCATATAATTGTCTGCATTGTAGATGGAAACGAAACAAGAGAGCTGAGTTTGTTGCGTCTGAGGTGGCTGTGAAGTGATGACCTGTGCGACAACGTGTTCTGTGATCTTTCCTCCTCTGTCAAGAGCAGAAGGTTTATTTACTATTTGGGCATGTATCCCGTCTTCTATGAAAAACACCTGCTCGGTTTCTGCTTTTTGGAGTAAGAAGAGAAGTTTTTCGTGATTAGACAATAGTTCTTCACGAAAGAATTCAAAGAAAGTCCAGCAGCAGGAAGCGGAAGAATCCCGAGAATTTTGAGAAGGAAAGGATGAGGAGGGACATTCGCTAGGAGATCCGCACCATGCAAAAAGCATTCGCTTAATTCCAGTACTCTCTGCGAAACGAGTGTGTGTCTCGACTTCCTGTTGGGTAGAGACGCAAGCTATGAGGGTCAGATTCATTTATTTTTCGTCCGTTCACTCGCTCTCTCTCTTTCTTTTTCCTCTTACAATGGATGATCCAGAAAAAGAGATGTTATGTAAGCAGCGAAGAGTCCGTAGAATATTCCAGCGACTATCTGAAAAATATTGTGACATTTCTTTTCGTACCTTGAAATGGCCATAGCAGAAATCCAGACAAGCTCCGCAAATAGGATAAAAGGGGAATGTTGCTGCTGTTGTAGCAGACGAGTTTTTCCGAAGATCGACTGCAGCGCAATGAAAGAAGTAATCACGGCCATGTGTCCTGAGGGAAACCCAGCCTCTGAAGTAGATGTTTCGTTGAATATGCCACATTTGCAGTTTGCTTCTGGACGATTGAACCATTTTGTATTTAGTTCTTTTGAGGCGAATGTGTGGACTATGTGCTTGATGATCTCGGCGGAGACAGCGGTTATGATCAGACCGACTAGGAGAACTAGTTGGTTGTCTGAATCCTCTTTTGAAAGAAAATAATAGATAAGCGGATACAAGATTGCGATCCAAGAAGTCAGAGAAACCGCGTTGTAAACGTTCTCCAAGACAGCAGCAGCCATTCTTAACGTATGTCTTGAGCGTAAATATGAAGCGGACTATGATTCTTGTTTGTGGAAAAAAAATGAACAAAATCTGACGGAGACAGCGTTTTGTCCTTCTCAAGCTCTGAAAAAGAAAGACGGCAAGAATGAGAAGGACAGCTACGAAGACGAAGAGGACAAAGAGGACGACAGTGGCCACTAAACCGCTGGAGACGGAGAGAATGAGTGTGCTCATATCTCGAAATAACGAACTTCAACTTGCTTTCATTGCTCGAAAACCGCGACATCCGGATACATGGTATAAACTTGACATGTCGGATGGAACGACGGGAAGTTTTCGAAGTTCGGAATTCGTTATTCTGCGAGCAGAAAGTTCTCCGTTGGATACATTGTCGTCGGTGGCATTCTTCGCTTTTGAAAAGATGAAGAATGTCATAAGGAAGGAGACGGAGTCTACGAGCTCCACACGAGGAAAATAGCAATCATAGCGATTATCACTAGAATTGTAATCAGAGTCATTTTTGATGTTATCTGCGGGAAGCTGTACGAAGAAGAAGAAGTAGCAGAATCTTTGCAGAAATAAGTCGACGCAGATGACTGGAAGGTCGATTTATACAGCTGTATCATTTGTTGCATGGTCATCGGTGCCTTATGGTTTAAGGAGTTTACGTGATTATGCAATCGGACGGACCAACTGACAAGATCATCTTTCGAGTACAATTGTGGCGGATTCTCCTGGATGTACTCGGAATAATGTCTCCTGCATTTTTCGCAGGGAAGCAGGAATCTCAAAAGTAGAAGGAACTGCTGATGCCGATTTTTGTCCTCTTCTGAAGGTTTATGTGGATAATGCAGACAAATAGTATGTATGACGAACCAAAAAGAGGGCCCCCAGATTAATGGATTCATCTTCGTTTTTTGAATTTATATGAGAAAAAAATATGTGAATATAAGGCGAGCAATCTTATGATGCTTTCATTCATACTCCGTTCTTTTTGCGACCCTAAGAAAGCAAATAATTTATAGATAGACGCTATGACTACGCTGCCTAGTAAACAAAACCTATTAATGATGTCGCTAACGCAATTTTTCAACAATAAAAACCATCTCGACGAATTTCTCAGCATCTTGAACACGAAATCACGAATTTCTCTTCGAGTGATTGACTGGTTCACGACCAATTTTTCGCGGGATCATGATGTTGCGTACACTTCGTCGAAACCGACAGATAGTGGGAATCGCGACGAAACAGAGACGTCCCCTTTCATCGTCCATGATTCTTACAAATCTCAGCTGAAAGCATATTCAAAGAAACAGTTCGACCCCTTTTGCAGGAGATCACGTATTAATTTTTTTTACGGTCCGTCCAAGAAAATCGTGACCACCGTCGGCCAGATGAACTTCTTTCGCTGGTTCATCGAAAACAAGATTCTCTCTTTCATTGAAAAGAACATTGACGAAATAGAGAAGAAGATGAGGGAGTACGTCAAAAATACAAAACAGTCCAAGAAGAGCAGGAAGAAAGAGAAGAAAGAAACTAGTGGAGGCAGTAGCAGCAGTAGTAGCATCATAAACCAAAACAGCGTCTCTGTAAGTGAAATAGCGACAACTGCAATAGTAGAAGAAACCGTTTCTGTTCCTGCGACTTCCAACTCAAAACGTAGAAGCAACGGAGCGTCGTCGGGAAGCGTGACGAAGCATAACTTAAAAATGGTTTTATACTTCCAGTAGTCAAGTAGAGTGAAGCATAAATGAGACGAACTCTTGAGGACGTAACTCTCCTACCTGCAAACTTCAAAGAGCTTTCAAAAAATAGTAGATTATATATAACTAGTAGCAATAGTACGTTTTTCAGCGTCATCGTCATTATATCTTTATGGCAAAGAAGAGCAAGAAAAATATTAAAAGAAGGAAAATTACTGGAGGAGGATCAGGTAGACGTATCATCATTGACTTAACGAAAGATGTAAATGAGGAACATACAGTAATCGACTTGACAAATGATGATGATGATGATGATGAAAAGGTAGGAATTAATGAGCAAAACGCTGCTCCGTCAACACCTTCTTCGTCCTCACCGAAGTCACGTCGAAGAACTCCGGTGGTAGACTCTCCTCGTTCAACTACATCGAAGTCTTCTTCTCACTCCTCCAGTAGAATCAGCTTTGAAAGTTATCCCTATCTCATTTCTACTGCACGTATTCATTCTTACTCTCCTCAGAGAGAAACATCTTCAACTCGTTCTATCTCTGAAGCTTCTTCCTCCGCAATAAGAAGAGTTAGTCCATCCAGGAGCCTTTTGGCTTCTAAAACGGATTCTTCCGCATCGTTCACAACCAGAGATCATGCATCTGAGCAGAGATCCTCAACAGCCAGCAGAAATCATGTGAATGAGCAGAGATCCTCAACAGCCAGCAGCGATCATGCATCTAAGCAGAGATCCTCAACAGCCAGCAGAAATCATGTGAGTGAGCAGAGATCCTCAATTGTTAGTGATCATACAAGAAGGGGGTCTGCGCGATTGCAAAACAGAAAGACGGAAGATGTGATAATCGAAGGTCTCAAATATGAATCATGTCCCCGAATTTTCTATGAGGAAGGTGAAGAAGATCCAGAGAACGACACTTTATTCTTTCGATTTGAATCAAACAGGACAAGCGGACATCAAGACTCTTCTTCAAGTCTTTCTTCAGGCAACCCACATGTTTTTGCAGGCAATCTCTTCACTGCCAAATGCGAAAAAGAAGGATGCGAGAGAATGGTGCAACTTACGAAACCATATTGCAGGGAACACCTAGAAGAAGTGTATGGACTTCGAGTCGCCGAATCTAGCATCCAAGGGGGCGGTTTCGGTGTTTTTGCGACGCGACGTATTAGCAAGGGAACTCCTCTTTTTGAATACAAGGGCGAGGATCTTACACAAGAAGAGGTAGACGAAAGATATGGAAAAGGCGATGTGTTTGCTCCATACACATACATGAATGCAAACAATGGCTTTATAAAAGATGCCGCTTTAGACAGGCAAATTTCGAGTTTTATAAATCAAGATAGAGGTCGCGCGAACGTAGTCTCTTTACTAGACGAGGATAGAATCGTCATAACGACGAAAAAAAATATCAAAGCTGGCGAAGAGTTATTTTTAGACTACAGACAAAATGTTTCCGACGTTTCAGGAATTCGCTACCACACCTGTGTGAAACTCGGCAAAAAGTAAACAGACTCAATTTTTGTCATGTACACATCTAGATTTACTGTTTTAATTAGTTTTTTTATGAAAAGAATTTAAAGAAACAAATAAATCAAGATTATTCGCGATCTCTTGAATTCTTTCTTGTAATAATAATTTAGGCGTAATAATTCCTGAAGTAAAAGATCGTGATAAAGCCTATCTTGTCTGTGGTGCCCAAAAGTATGTATGGAAAACAGGCGAAGGAGTCTTGTTTGATGATATGTTCCTTCATTACGTCAAGAACCCCTCGTATATGAGAAGAGTCGTCTTGTATATTGATGTCATTAGAAAACACAACGATAGTCGCGGATTTGAATTTATAAATGTAATAAATAATTTAGGTATTTGGCTGATTGATAATTCATTGATATTAAATATTTTTATTAAAAATCAACACAAGCATAAGGCGATCTTATCGTAACATTTAGTATGCTACTTCACGTCACCAATCACGACATGTGCATGAAAAGATAACTAATGAAATTCAAGAAAGTTTTCTTTTTCCTAAATTAAATTTATTACACCCGAAAAACATGGCTCAGTTCCTGAAACGATTTTGTCTCTTTGTATTTCTCAGCCTCTTCTTTGCAGTCTACTGGTTCAGTAATGAACTATTGGCCGTATTTTCTCACTATCGGTCTTATCTTTCTGTAACATTCTTCATCGTTACTGTTTTGGGACTGTTTTATCTAGTCTTTACAAATTTTGAATTCTTCTCATTCATACTTCACGTCTTCCAAAATACCGACCTTGCAGAAACGAGTGCAGAAGAGAAGAGTCGATATGCGAAAGGGAACAACAACCGAGAAGTAGTAGTTCCAGATGTACATGGTTCTTCGTCTACGAATCCTCCAAAATGTAAACGATCTGTCTCTGGGTACATGAAACGCAATGTTGCGGCGAGTCAAAATTGGCAGTGTGGAATGTGCAAACAACTTCTGCAAGCGTCTTTTGAAGTGGATCATATTCGAGCTTTGTGCCACGGAGGATCCAATGATATGAGCAATCTCATCGCGCTCTGCAGGAACTGCCACGGAGAGAAGACTTTCAGAGAGAGGTCATGATGATTTCTCTCTTTCTCTATCATGTTTCTTCGCTGGATGCTAGGTAGCAGATGATGTTCTCGCAAACGGATTGCCGGGATCGAAAGGTGTAATTTCTACAAAGTCTTCAATCGCTGAGCTCCGTCCTCGATCATGGATTCGACCTGACGGTCGTTAAACGCGTCTTCAAAATCCGCCATTTGTTTCGAGGCGAATTCTTTCTGAATGAGATATTCTTGACTCAGCAGGTTCAGTGAATGCTGATTTTCTTCCGCTTTCGATCTGTTTCGAAGAACTCGATCTATGTAAGAATCCAAAAACTTCAAGAAAAACGACCGCTGGGTCGGATACTTCAAAAAATAATCGGCGTGGAACCAGTCGTCATCAGAAATGATGGGGGAAATCAAAAGAGGAGAATTATCCTGATTATAAACTTTTAGGTAATCTTCAGACTTCAAATAAGAGAACAGTTGTGTATCCAGCGGTTGCATCACAGGAACGTGCGAAGAAAAAATCAGTTCTGTCTCGAACTCGCCCGCTTTGAAACCGTGACTACTGAAAATTGGACGATTCAAGAAAGTTTGGGGTACAGGTTCGTTCAAGAAATAGAAATCGCTCTCTGTCTCTCCACTCCTCTGTACTGACTTCTGGAGATGAAGCAGACTAGTGAGATGACGATCGCTTAAGACGCAGTACCTACAAAGAAAACTCATACCGCAGTTTATCTGGAAAAGCATACTTTCTGCAACTGATTTCTGCCTTCGGAAATGATTATATCTGCTCTTCTCCTCATCACTGAACAAGGGATACATAGATCGATGCAGAAGAGCAAACAGAAGATCATCTTCTCTTTCTTCTATGGATTTTCGATACTGCAGCTTTTGAAAACGCGACGTCATCTTAGTTTCTTCGCTCTTTTCTGTTTTAGGTTATTAATCTTGATTATCTCATTCAAGAAAAAAAGAATCGTTCATTTCAACGAAGCATATAACTTGATACTGTCTTCTTTGATTTCGGTCTGCGTGCGCACCATCTCGGCGATGAATTTGATATTTATCAGATCCGTCTCGTTGCGTATTTTGTGCATACGAAATTTCTCCAGAAGTTTTGAGTAGAAGAGAGAGATTTTTTGAAGAAGGTCGATCCAAAGCGGAGATAGTTTTAACTCGTAGCTATGAATCGTGTATATATCGTTCGGAAGATTTGTCTGTTGAGAAACGAGAGTGTAGCTGAACGTAGGAATAGTTGATGAAGAGGAAGTAGCACTGAAGGTCTGAATCGCATTCAGACACAAACGGTAGGTTTCCGTGACGGTTGTCTCGAACTCCAGTTCAATAGGAAGAATACGGGACCACTCCACGACATCTCGAGCGTATAAACTGCAAACGACGCTCTTACTTCCAAGAAGCGGAAATTTCGCGATATCTTTGTAAGCATATCCCTGGTCGACCCAGTTAACGACGAAACATGACGCGTTGATCGTGAGCGGGGGTTTAAAGACCCAGATCTCTGGGGTGTACAATTTTGATGAAATCAAACTTTTGTCGAGGAAGACGACCGTGTTGAATAGAAGAGTCGACGTCTGGAGTGGGATCGTCAACGTCACTATGGATACCGGATTCTTCAGGAAAGTCTCGGCGTTTTTGAATCCGTGTTGCGTGCTGAATCCCATGTTCAGTAAAACGGGATCCCCTAGATAGATACAAAGCGACTGATTCACGAGCACCTGTTTCTGTTTAAGAGATTCTTGCTCTCCGACGAGTTGCAGCAGAGGTTCGACCGGATTCTTGAGTTTCAGGCACGGAATGAACACATCCAAGGTTTGTTCGTGCATTAACTCGGGGAAGAAATATCTAACGTACGGACTCGTTTCCGTGGAGAGGTTCTGCCAAGAAATATTTGACAAGAGAAGACGGGTCATGAGTTGTTGCTTGTCGTGCAGATCGCTGAGCTTTTTCAAGACGACGAGGTAGTCGTTGAATAAACAAGATGCGAGTTTGTTCAACGAAACAGAGGCGATTGTCGTCATTTCGCAGAAGATAGTAATGCTCTTGACAAGAATGGATTCAAAGATATTCTGCAGAACCACGGCTTCTTGCAATTTGTTTTTCGCAGAAGAAAGGGAAGCAATCTCTGCGCGCCATTTCGAAACGTGCTCGGCATTTTTCTGTCTCTGATGATTCATGATTCTTATCCTCTTTCCACTTCGTACTTACTAAAGAGAGTCGTTTTTTTTCTCGTCTTGTTCTGCTGCACTGCGTCCCTTTGCTTATCTTTCCCATTCGCTTTTCTGATAGATCTTCGCAGACTTAACTCGTTCCTCTCATTTTCTTCTTCTCTATGATAGTAAGAGAAACTCTCGTCATCATCTTTCTGCCAATTAGTCTTTACATAAACGATGAACAGTTCCATGCAAACCCCAGTCTCCGATGATGCTGCAAAATCAGAGAATTGTCGAAAGTTTGTATTGGACACAGTGAGCATTATAAACGAAACATTCATAGATGAGCTCAATGCGTCGAGTTCAAAGATTCTTGGAGATGTCGTGAAGTTCAATTTCAACATACTAAAAAAGATTATGAAAACGAAGAATGAAAACGAAAATGATCAGCGTGCAATTCTAGAAGCCGTAGTGCAAGTCATAAAGAAAAATAAAACATGCTACCAAAGAGTTTTTGACGACAATGATGAAAATACGGATGTTGATACTATAGAGAAATCTCGTCAAAGAATGTATCTAAATATTTTTAATGATAGTTTGGACGTGTATGATAGCGACAAGACAGAAACTATGACTTCTTCTACGATATCAACTTCACCAGGAAATCAAAACGGAGGAGGGTCAATAGAAGAAGACGTCATGGTCAAAATTATTCTGGATATGATGAACATCACAAGAGCAGTGCCAGCATTTGAGGAATTCATGAAAACGATAGAAGCGAATAATTTGTTGGAGATTCTGAGGTCCAATAAAGCGAAGATTTCTGAAAAGTTTGATAAGACAGTGACTACTTCGAAAGAGGAAGACATACTATTCAATATCGAAGATTTACTTGGTGCTCTTCAAGTATATATCGATCAATTTAAATTGTCATGTAGCTTAGCATCTGAGAAATCGCTCATCGATAAATATTTTTCCTTCTTTTTCCAGAGGGATAAATCTTTTTTCAGAGAAGAGTACTCAAAACTTTTAGAAGTTACAAAATATCAGGAGAAATCCAGACTAGAGGCATTGCAACGAGAAGAAAAAGTAAAATATATAGCGAAGCTTACAGAATCATTGAAATCGTTCTGTGCCACTCATGAGCTAAGTGACACCAATTTTATAGAGGAGTTTCCTAATCTTCTGCGAAATATTCCCTATGATTCTATACTACGTAAACTAGAAGAGAAAGGTCTAGGTGAACAAATAGACGAATTTGTGAAGCAATATAATAATCAGTGGGGAGGATTCTTCAGAAAGAAAATAGAAGAAGATACGGCACAGCTTTTAAAATCTGTCTTGTTGCGAGTGACTTCGGACTCTGTAAATTCCACCGCCAGCAAAGAAGAAGGA